GCTGCATATGGCATGTTTCCAATCGTAGGTTGCAGCGAGGTTGAATAAGATTTGATCAACAAACTCTGATTTACCCATCGACGGAACACCGGTCACGATGTGAAGCATCCCGCTCTTAATCGTGAAAAGTTCATCTACACAAGCGAAGCCAGTGGTCAGTCCCTTGCCAGCACCGTTCTGGTAGAGATGTTTCACCGCATCAGCGTAGTGGTCGGTGTCATACAGTCCGGCTATCGGCCAAGGAGTTGCCGCATCAATCATGTTGCGGAGTTCTGCCTTGCCGTGCCGCAGCAGAACATCGTTAGCGTCTTTGCAATCGTCAGGAAACTCGACGGTCCAGCACTTGGACTTGCCTATGCGTCTCGCCAGTTCTTCCGCGAGGGCCTTGCCCGGAGCATCACCATCTACAGCGATGACGATCTTCTCAGCCTTCTTCAACTTCTCATGTGCTTGCCACACGTAGTTGAACTTCCGGTCCTCCGATGGATCGACTGTCCCGTCACTGACCTTGACGGGAGCGCCATTCGGGACGCTAATTGCGTTCCGCACCCCAGCCTCTCTCGCGCTGAGGCAATCAATCTCCCCCTCCACGATAACTATCGGCTCTTCATCAACGATACGCTCGACGCCATAGAAGCTGGTCGCGCTGCCCTCTTGAATGTGATCCTTGATATCGATCCCACGATATTTGACCGCGTAAATGTTATCGGTATTTGGATCAACGTATGGGAAGCCAACCACCGGCACCTCTGCGTTCGCTTTGCGTAACCACTTCGTGGCAGAGACAACTCGCCCCGAGGCGATTACCTTGTCAGACAGTCCGCGTGACCTAAGGTAGTCAACGGCGTCATCCTCTATTTTCTGTTTTGGCGGCGTAAACTTTTTAATCTCTGCTGTTTTTTCCACTCTGTCTGTTCCTCCGTTCTCACCACAATGGTGGCAGAGCCAGCGGACGCCGTCCTCTGTCACCTTGATGGACAAGACTTTTTGCTTTTGATTGGATTTTCTTCGGGTGTGTGAGCAGACAGGACAGGTGTCTCTGTATTGCCCGATAGATCGATGCGCGTATCTACCGCGCAGTGTGTCTTGTAAGTCAGTCATTTTGTCACCTCCACTTCTGTCATAGTGGTGGTTTAACAAATCGTCAAACAGGAATTTTCGCCAACCTTATTTCTGCTCGTGGGTTTTCCTTGTCCAGAGCATGTAAAACAACCTTCGCTTTAATCTGCCGGTCGTTCTTGATTGCGCGGTCCTGCAACAAATCCATGATCAGGCTTTCATCAAGATCAGGTCGGCGGGAGGCGTACCAAATTTTGCACCAGAGCAAGACATCATCTTCGATCAATTCATCTAGAACCCTGCATTGACTGGCAAATGTTTTCTCGTAGGCCCTCGCCTTGTCAGACTTGATCGAAGCTGGCCTGTTTCCAAACTTAACAATCTTGCGGGAGTTAGCCTTACTGGCTGGCTCACCTAAAATCTCACAACTAAATAACCAATCCGTGAGCCACAATTTATCGGTATCTAATAAATCTATTGCCATTAGTTATTTCCCTCTGTATGTTCGCTCACATGAGGTACACAAATAAGACTGGTTTACCAGACCCAGTGGTGAAAGCGCTCACTGAGTTTGAAAAAGGAGAGGTAGTCGAAGGCACCCGTGTCACGACGCTGATCGATTCTCCCAGAATTTCACAACTGCGGCAAGAGCACGGACACGAAATAACCGAGGACGTATCGGAACTCGTCTACCGCGTGATGGGTACTGCTATCCACACCGTGTTCGAGAACGCTGCCAGCAACAGCTACGTCGCAGAGGAGAGACTTGAGCACGACGTAGATGGCACCTTGATCTCCGGGCAGATTGATCTCCAGTACGAAGACGACGACGAGGTCGATCTCAAAGATTTCAAATCCACCTCCGTATACAAGGCGATGATGTCGGACCACTCAGATTGGGAGCGGCAGCTAAACGTCTATGCCTATCTGGTTCGCCACGCCAAGGGTCTGCGCGTTCGTTCTGCGTCAGTTATCGGGGTATTACGAGACTGGCGCAAAGCCGACGCCGACAGGCGAGAAGATTATCCTGCTGCACCGATTGTCGAGATCGATGTTCCTTTATGGTCAGAGCCTGAACAGGACGCCTACGTTCAAGGTCGGGTTCGTGAGCATTCGAGAGCAGAACTTGAGAAAGAGTTCAACGGGCTGCCCGACTGCTCTGATGCAGAGAGATGGGCGCGTCCCACCAAATGGGCAGTCCACAAAGGTAAGAATAAAAGGGCGTTGCGGGTCTTCGATAATGAAGACGACGCCCAGAGTTTCGCCGCCGAGGATGACACCCGGCGAGTGGAAAAGAGGCCCGGTGAGTTCACCAGATGTGCGAACAACTATTGCCGGGTCAATCAATGGTGCAACCAATGGCATGAGGTAAAAGATGACAACCAAGAAGGGTAATTTTGAGAGCCTCTTTGAGGCTAAAATCCCTGCGGACAAGATCGAAAAGAAGAATGGGTTTGACTATTTAAAGTGGTCATATGCTTGGTCCCAGATCAAAAAGAGGCACCCAGATGCTTCTTTTGAAAAGCATTGGTTTACAGTGGGGGAGCCGAGTTATTCCATACCCTACGCGATGGACAAGAAGGGTTTTGCATACGTTAAGGTCACCGTCACGATTGATGGCGATTCAATAACCGAGACCTTTCCGGTTCTAGATTACCGCAACAAGGCGGTGCAGACACCCGATCCGATGGCAGTCAACACAGCCTTACAGAGAGGGCTTGTGAAAACGATTGCTTACCACGGGTTTGGTTTGCTCCTTTACGAAGGCGCAGCCGACGAGTTGATTGCTGAGGAAGAGCCGGAAGAGATCGAAGAGAAGATCGAAGAGAAGCCCAAGGCTAAACCGAAGAAGGTTAAGAAAGAGGAGCCAGAGGTTAAAATTAACCCATCAACAGATGGTTTCCGAGGAAAGATGCTCGACCATCATGCTGATATTGTTGAGATGGAGGAGGGCGAACAGTTCGCCACGATCAACGGCGATAGCGATGCGTTCGACATTGTTGAGAAGGTTTTCTCGACGTTCATGCCGTCACTTGGTGATCGGGCCGGTGCTAATCCCGAGGAAGGTTTCTCCGGTGAGCCTGTCTACGACACTAACGACGAGTGCGTTAAAGCCGTCGAGGCCTTCTACAAGCACAACAAGGACGCGATTGGAATGATCGCAGAGAGTGCTCCAGAAATTCACAAGCGAGTTATGGGGTTCTTTAAGGAAGCAAAGAAAGCCGCGCAGAGCGGTGAGGTATATTCATACGAAGAAGGAGAAAATTAATGGCGAAGTCTAATTTCGGCGGCGGTAATATCTTCCGCAATCAACGCAAAATCGACTCCATGTCGATCAACATCAGCCACGCTGACAACCACAACGAGAAGCAGCCTGATATCAGCGGTGATATTGAGATCACCAAAGATGCGGCACGGTACCTCGTTGAGGCCTTCAAAAACAAAGAGACAGGGATGTCTAAAAGAAGGCAAACAGAAGGTCAGCAGGTTGCGAAACTTGAGATTGCCGGGAAGGTCTGGCAGGGCAAAAGCGGTCAGTATCTTTCGGTCTGGCTACAGGAGCCGTACAAGAAACCAACGCCTGAACCGGAGGTTCAAAACGATGATCTCGACGACGAGATTCCGTTCTAAGAAATGGCTGGCCTCAGTCAGGGAGAGACCATGCTTAGTGTGTGGCTCTCCCTACACTGTCGCTCATCACGTAACCTTCACAGCGCCCGCCGCGATGTCTCTAAAAGTGCCTGACGATATGACTGTTCCTCTGTGCGATATGCACCACAAAGAACTTCACATGCACGGCAACGAGAAAAGGTGGTGGGCTTTGCAAGGAGTTGACCCAGAAGAATGGATAAAACAATTCAAGAGCGAAGCTACGGACTTGAAGCCATAAAGACCGCTCTTCGCCAAACCAAAGACGGCATAGCTATAACGCTTGTTGTTCACCCAAACGATGTTCCCCCAGACCTCATGTCTGATCCGATTGGTTCTCGGTATATGGTTGGCATGGCGCGACTGGACGACGACGATACAATCATCACGCCACCCAGTGTGCGAGAGGCTAACAAGATCGTCAATCAAGCCGGTATGCTTTGCCGGGAGGATTCATTCCAAGATTGGTTGTTTGATCAAGGTTTGATTTTTGAGAAAAACGAAGAGGCCGCTGCAATGGCTGTGCGTCAACATTGCGGCATACACAGTCGCATAGAACTTTCGTCTAACAAAACCGCACAGAAATTATGGACAGAACTTCTCGGTGAATTTGAAAGCAGAGGTAACTATGCATGAAAAGAAATTAGATGTGCTTGAGGGCGCGATAGAAAACGTATGCGGAGACAGGCACAAAGATTACGGGGATTCCCTCGTTAATCATACCCGCATAGCTAATCTGTGGAATACATGGATTACCGGAAGAGAGTGGTCTGGCAAACCTCTAACTGCCTACGATGTTGCAATGATGATGGGCTTGGTAAAAGTTGCCCGGTGCATGAATAGACCCAAACTTGACTCACACATTGATATAGCTGGGTATGCAGCAGTAGCTGAGGACATATATGAAAAGATTATGGAGGCAGACAATGGCGGGACAACTGAACCGACCTCGTCGAATGACGGAACCAAGTAAGACTTGGAACATTGTTTTTCCCTTCCGTCTCATAAATCGGATTAGGGATATCGCCTCCAAGCAAAATGTTACAGCAGCCTCTGTGGTGAGGGAGGCAGCAGAGCGTTACGTTGAAGAAGAAGAAAGCGAAAAGAAATGAACATCCACTGGCTTTGCACAGAACTTCAGGTTCTGCGAAAAGAAGCCCCTTTGTCGAGAGAGGTTCTTGCTTCTCTTACAGGCACTAGCGCCAGCACAATAGCTAATTTTGAAAATGGCAAGACGAATGTTGCCTTTAGCACAGTCGAAAAATGGTTCAGTGAACTGGGATATGAGATCGACGTTCACAAGATAAAGGGGAGGCGTTGACTAGACGCCTCCCCAAAGTCATGAGGTGACATACGATTTGAAAGGAAATCGCACGACATGAAAATAACATCAGTGGAGCAGGTCGTAAATAGGTATATTTCTGATCATGTTGATCATGTAGCTATCGACCACAAACGAGCATCTATCGCTTGGAAGAGGTTAGCCCCTCACTTCGGAGACATTCCAATCCACAAATTAAGCGGCAAGCATGTCTCCGCTTACACCAAGAAGAGAGACGCCAGTGCCGGTACAGTCAATCGAGAGTTGGGTGTATTGAGCGCAGCACTGAGATGGGCAAACGCGGAAGGAATAATTGACCGCGTAATTGTTATCAAAAGACTACCTGAGCCTGAGCCAAGGAAGATGTGGCTTGATAAGGAGGAGTGTCTTCGATTCCTAGAAGCCTCAAAAAGGTACCCGCATGTCTTTCTTTTTGTCGCTATCGCCCTGCTCACCGGGCAGCGCAAGGAGGCAATCCTGTCTCTTCAGTGGCCTCAAGTGATCTGGAAGGAAGGGGTGATCGACTTCAGGGACAAGCACGACCGTAGAAACAGACGCAAGAACCGCGCAGTGATACCGATTTCGTCAGAGATGCATACGCTCCTGTCGGGGATAGACCGTGATAGTATGTATGTCATCTCCAACAACGGCAGACGCATTCGTGATATGCGAAAGGCGTGGGCGAACATTCTTGAGGATTGCGGCTTGGAAGGCGTGACCCCACACGTTCTTCGTCATTCTGTTGCGACGAACCTTGTGCGCGATGGGGTACCAATTATTGAGGTGGCAAAGCTGCTGGGTCACAAAGACAGTCGGATAACGGAAAAGGTCTACGCTAAGTTCTCGCCCGACTACCTAAACAACGCTGTGTCAAAACTCACGATAGCCGCCTGACTATTTCTTGCGTGACCTGTTCGTTTTCTTCGGACGGGCGCGCAAGTTTTTCAATGAATTATTGCGCGGGTTGCCGTCCCTGTGATCGACATCTCGCTTATCGCTCTTTTTAATCCGGCCAGAGCTAACCATCTTCCGACGAGCTTTGTTTCGAGAACTTCGGTTGGCTCTCTGGTCGGGCTTAGAGTGATACTTCTTGTATTCTTTCTTGTAATTTCTAGCCATCGTAAAAGACTTTCTGCCACTTCTTGTGGTTCGCTAAGGGTATCCGCACATACGAAAACAAACGAGCCATTCTGATCACTGCCAAGTTTATCACATGCAATGGAAATGGTAGAGGCCGCACTATATCGATGAACAAAACAGACCTGAGCTTGTCAGTATTATTGACTGCTGAATGTATATATGTGTCATCGAACATGATGCACTTTCCCTCGCTCCAGTGAAGCCTCTCGTCTTTCACATCGATATAGCACCTCTGTTGGTGCGGTATATCAAGCGCAAGATGAAGCCTAAGCACACCGGAATACGGTCCAGCATGAGGCTCTAGCTTCTTTCGCGGTCCCAGAACAGATATGTAAGCGCTTACGATCTCTTTATTGCGTTTAATTATCTTAGCCGTATTGGGCATCTGTTCGCAGTTTCTAGGAAACCAAAGCCCCGCCCCCTTCAAAAAGAATAGACGCCATTTGTCGTCATTAGATATGTACGTCTGGTGAGGGGATATTTCTTGAAACGGCGCGAAATCATCATATCGCTTGATTATCTGGTCATACTCAGCGCGGATGACATCGAAATTATTTTCGAGGTCCTTCGTCCCACGATAGAGATGCGTCGGCTGAGTTGCGAAATCTCCCCACAGCGAGAACCGTCTGTACAAAGGCTGCAACAGCCGTTCGATAAATAGAGCGCTCATAGGTTATTTTTAACCTGACTATTTAGTAATTTTTTTAATCTTTTCCACGGTTCTGAGGCCCCCCAACCCGAGCATTCCCATCAAAACAGGCATCATCTGGGTCATGTCTAAATTAGGTAATTCCACCAGATGACCAGTTTGCGCGAGAACAAAGGAGGCAAGCGGAAATATGAGGAAATTAAGGCACATCGCCAGACCGCATGACCAACCGATGAATGGTCGCCAACCGGCCACGAAAATTGAACGGTGAGCCGCCTCCGTCTTGTTGATGTCCAACTGAGCGAGGTCGATCTTTGCGAGGTGAGTTGTTAGCTGTGCCTCAATTTCTCGCTCCGCCGCTGCTCGTTTTTCTTTGTCCTCTGGGAGAAATCTCCCCGCCACATCCATGACAGAGGGAAGGACAGCGCTGATTAAACCAATCATTTTCTAAACAATGCAAACAAGGTTAGCAGTAGCAGAGAAATAATAACCACCTCTCCGCCTGTCAAACTCATAGCGAAAGGCATATTCCCCTCCTATTTTGGCTATTTATTCTCGCGCCCGATGATGGAGATTACACCACACGCGGCGGCCAATGCTGCCAGAATAAATGATGAATCCATAATTACGGCAACGGAGACCAGAACCAATCCGATACCGCCCCACGTTGTGATCTCTAAGACGCGGTTAATGATCCAAGAACGAATTTTTCTTACGAACTTCATATCAGACACTCCTCATTCTGTTTACTAACCGCTTTGCGCGATTAGGAACTTGATTGTACCAGCGACTATCTACCATCTCGTTAGCAGCCCTATGCCAATCTCTGGCATCAACGCCAGCCTTCATTCCCCGAAATGCACTAAGCCTTGGGTAGCCAAGGTTAAACATCATATTGGCTACGATTTTTTGCACCTCTTCGGGGAGGTCGTCAAAATCAGAGTACAGCCTACAACAATCTTCCAATACTGTCTCTATGTCTTGCTCGAACGCCTCAGCAACCCTTCCCTCGTCTACTGGAGTGCCAACCGGCATACCATGCTCCGGGTCGTCGTCTTTAACCAGATGGCCTACGCCAAAAGTGGGGTAACCAAGGTGATCGTTATATATTTCGTATTTTATTCCCTCATCTTCTTCGAGTTCAACCCTTAACTCTTCAATGTCCATTAGTCAGTCCTCCGAATTATTCTCTCTTTGTCTTTGGTTATTTCAGAGACAATCTCATTCATCTGGGTCTGTATTTCTTTGAAGTAGTCCGCTTTGTCATCCGCGCTCATCACAGGGTCAGTGGAAACCTGTTTTCTAAAGCGTCGGAGTTCTTTCAACGATTCAGCCAAACTCTTGATGTAATCTGCTTCGAGAGCCACATTCTGTCTCTGTCCAATGTATTTATCTAATTCTTCAAGCCTACCCGTATTTTCATATTCGCTAACTGAACTAGAGAAAAGCATCACTTCTTGGTAAATATCAAAGAAAGACTCCACAGGCCCAGTTCCCTGACCTTCCTGTAGGAAACGGCTGAGGACAGGATACTGATCCAGCCTTCTCGCGGGCCTATCAGGCATACCAGCGGCAGACCTCATGATGCCATCTGCTGCCATAAGGGCATAGCTGCCTAAGGTTCCGGTGTATCCACGAACCAAATGATCGATATTCTCTGCGGGAACGCGAATGTTAAACTTATCGGAAATTCCTTTAGAAGTCTCAATGGCTAAAGGTGAGACGTAATCAGGATTAGATAAATAAGGCTCTCTCTTTTCATCCCAATAGGTGACGACAGGTCTGCCCGTGAAGGAATCAAAGTTAGCCACTGTTTCTGCGATTGGCAGCATAAATTGAGGAACCGGGTTAATAGCGAATGTCCCCATAAAGTGGCGTTGAAAAGCGCCCCAGTTCCCTGACATTCCCGTGTCGTCACGAACGGTACGCACGATCCTTTCCGGGACAACCTTGAAGAGAACACCAACCTCAAAAGGAATGGGTATCTTGAGGGCCGGGGTGTCAGGAGTTGTGTCGAGACCAAGCCACGTAGGCGGAATAATCCAGTAGTTATCCTTGTCTACTTCAGTAGCGTTTTGGTACCACTCGTTGTCCTCGTCATCCATAGACGCCATAGCATACGCGGTGGACATAGATATGATTGCCAATGCCCTCATGAAGAAGCGCCGTTGCCTTTGCGCTTTGGTCATAGATGATGTAGTTCCCACATCGCCTCGCGCCCCACTACGATAAAGAACGTCAAGGCCCTGAATACGAGCGTTCAAGAATGGGACAACGGCAGAGAAGAAGCGGATGCCATGAGAAGAGCCTTTGCGGCTAAAGTTGATAACATCTAGAGCTTCGGTATTGGCTGCGGCTATATTGCCACCCGTGTCTTTTAAGATTTGATTGTAGACAGCGACTCTGGTTGCGGTGTCTGAGGCCAAGGACAACTTGTCCCACTTATCCCACCAAGCTATAGGACTGAGTCCACCGCGTCCTCGCTGCCTGTTGATTTTTTTGAACAGCTTTACAGCTTCTTTGTCCTGCTTTGCATCGTAGCCACCAACCACCCCAGAGGCCTCCAAAGCCTCAGCGCTGGCATCTTTTGCAATTGTTTTGACAAACCCGGCAACTGTGCTGGGTCCCGGTATCTTGGTGACTCCCGAAGTTGTCCAAGCGGACACAGAGTCACGCAGCATGTTTGCTGCCATAAATCCGGGGTCTTTCGTGATCAATTCACGAAGGAGGTTTGCTGGTGCAGCCATGAGGTCGAGACCCGGCATCTGGAAGTCGCCAGTGGCTCCCAACGAAGCAAGAAGAAGCTCGTCCTGCACCCTGTAGTACTTTGTCTCTCCGTTAACACGAATGCCTACGACATCAGGCGTCGGCTCCACTCTATTGGGAGTGGGAATTCTCTGGGCAAGACCAAGACGTTGAAGGTCTCGAACAGCGCGTGACGCGACCACGTTAGTCAGAACAGATGTTACACCAGCGTCGAAGTTTCTGAGTATGTTGTTGATTGGGTTGTCAATGCGCTGATTGCTCTTTGCTAGACCAACCTTTGCCCTCGGGTTCATTTTCCTTAGTTCGTTTAACCGAGTGGCAGCGTCCTCGGCGTTCGTATAGGACTTACTGTCAGATACGTTATTCACCATCACAAAGTAAAACGGCTTGCCACCCTTCAGTTCTTTAGGAGCCTTAATGTTATAAACATTTTGCAGCACACTGTTGTTAGGAGACGCCCCATCGGGAGTGAAGATAACATCTCCGCTTGCCGTTTCCTGAGCGGTCGGTATGTCATAAATGGCACCTTCATTCTCAAAGGCTTGACGATAGAACGGAAGATAGTCCGAATTGTCTTTCCACAGTTGCGCCGCTTCGCCTGAGATCACACCGGAGTTTTCCATAACCCCAACGAAAGCATTATTCCAAAGCTGGTAGTTTCGATACGCCCGCACAATCGCCGGGTTTTTGGCCCCCTCTTCAAGTGAGAGATTGATCTCTTCCTGAGTAAAGGTTTTTTCACGCCCCTCTGTCATGAGCCTGTTGGCTCTTTTAGCCGCAGCGTACAAGTTAAAACCAGCCCAAAGACCTTCTTGTTCAATTTCTTCAAAAATTTTCGCTAAACCTTTGAGGTCTGCGGTGCTTTCGTAGCGAACAACAGTCTGCTCCCCAGTCACGGGGTCAGTTTCTATGTACTGCGTCTCTTGCTGTAAACGATCAAACGCAGCTTGGAATTTTGCACGGGCTTGATCGTTCTCAAGGTTCTCAACAATGTTCTCATTGATGGCAGTGACTTGACCGCCAAACCTTACAAGCGGGCCTATATTCAAACCAGCGGCAACAACTCCGCGCTTTCTCTCAAGCTGACCGATTGCTGAATTGACTTGAGCCTCAGCATTGATATCGGCAATTTCTTGCGCCCTCTTGCCCATCGCACGAGCACCAGCATAGTTATCAGCTATGTTACGCCTGATCTTGAGCATCACAGAGCGCTTGCTTGGGTCACTCATATCAAAAGAAGACATTATCCGCTGAAAGAATGTCTGATCTTCTGGTGTAGAAATACGATCCTGATAAATCTTTCTAGCGTCAGGAGAGAGATTGTCCTCACTGCGCTTCAGGCTATATTTTCTTTTGAGTGTAAGAACCTCGCGTTCAACTTTTGCGCTCTCTTGTGCGGAGACAGCGTTAGCCATTCCCCGCTGGATAGAAACTTCCATCTCACGAGTGCGGTCTTTTACTCGAATAGCTGGCTGAGGTACGGGGCTGCTGCTCTTACCATCAGAAGCGCCAACAAAACCGTTCTTCAGGTACATGACCTGTGTGTTTGCTAAATTCGGATTCTTTTGAGCGACACCCGGCATAACGGTCGAGACGTAGAACGGCTCAAAAATAAATACGGCAGGGTATCCAGAGCTTTCGTTCTTCCACTCCATCCTCATCTGAGGACTGCCCGTCGCGCCTTGCACCTCAGTTACCTTAAACGGGCTTCCCCCTAAGTTATTCCTGAGCGGCCAATATGCATTTAAGGCGGCTGTGGCAAGATCAGCTATGCTGTTATAGGTACCCCCTGTTCGCTTGGAGGCCTCTACATCGTGCTTCACCATATGCCTTTGGCCGAAACCAAAGGTCTTGTCACGATTACGACTAAACTTGTCAAAGCCCTTCGGCACAAAGACGGTCAAGGCTTTGTTGCCAAACAAAATCCTATGAGAGCCGTTCTCGGAGTGAGGACTTGGAGATGTTACTCTAGATAAGCTCGATGCCTCGTAGGCATCAATCGGTACACTGAACTGTTCGTTGTACCGAGAGAAGCTGTCTCTCTCTGTTAACTGCTCTCTTGAGAGACTGAATTTCGGACCTCTGTCTGCGCGGATTTCCGCATACTTTCGAGCAGCTTGGTCTGAATCTCTTCCACGCTCATTCCGGGCTTGATCGCTGTAAGTTCCAGCCGATTTGAGTTGTTCGATACCTTCTGGGGTTCTGACTTCATCGAATGTCCTTAGGTCAAATATAGCAAGCTGTTCTGCACTATCAGCAATATAGAGTGCGGTGTCAAGCTCATCGTAAATATGGACTGCATCAAGGTAGTACAGGCCATCTTCGGAGTTTAGCCACCCACCAGCGTAGGTCTCGCGATTTGTCGAGTCCGCAACATCCTTCAAGATTTCTGCGTATTCGCGCACCGAGTCAGCGTTAAGCTCATCAGCCTTAACAGTTATCTCGGCAGCCTTTACGGGAGCGACAACGTAGCCAGCAGGGGCGGGCTGACCGTCAATCGTGACGGTAAAGCCTTCAGGGTTCTGCTTGATAAAGTTAAGAAGAGTGTTCTCCGGGGTTTCACGTTGAGGAGCTAACGAGAACTTTGGTCTTCCGGGGTCTGATCCGGCCCCTTCACCGGACGTAATTTCATCAAGTTCGAGACCATCTTCTTCTGCTCTTCCCGTGACATCGGCGGTTTCTGTTCCGACCCCTCTCCCCACGGGCTGTAAAACATTTCCTTCGGCATCTAACTCAGTCCTTCCTTCTAAAATTCTTTCAAACGCCTGAGCGTAATCAATGTTCAGGTTATCTTTCGTGCGAACGCCCAACTTCTTGTACAGATTCTTCTCTGGATACCAAAGAATAGCCTGAAGGTCCGCGTTGGTTACGTCATACCCACTGTCGGCCATCTTTTGGCGCGTCTTGTCCATAATGCGGCGAACAGCATTTCGGAAGTTGCCCCCGGATGGGGCATCCTGAGGCTTGTTTTGCTGCGTTATGATTGCTTCAGCAGCCTTTGCCCACTCGGGCTTATTGTATTTTTTCTGACGGAATAGTGCTTGTACCTCAGGTGTCAGAAAGAGACGGTCATGCTCCAGACGAAGCTCATCAGCTACCTCGACCAAAGCGTCAAGGTCGCCATCAATCTGTGCATCCCGAATGGAGGCTATCAAGAAATTGTTGCGGCTCTTTTCTGGATCGGCGTTAAGCCCCTTTAGCAGCCTGTCTGCTTGTTTTTCAACAATTTCAGGTTTGCCGATTAATCGACCAGTTGCCCGACCAACAGTCCGCATCAGCCACATATCGATAGTGACCGGAGAGAAGTTCCCGTTCAGGTTTTGATAAAAACCCTGACCGATTTTGGGGCCAAGCAGAAAAGACCCGTAAACAACGGTGTCTACGTTCTCACCACTCGGCGGCTTAAAACCAGCATCCTTTAACTGCTTAACTGTAAACTGTTTATCAAAGAAGGCTCGAACACCTTGCGGACCCATAGTGTCCAACAGATCGTTCAAAAGAGCGAAATTACTCGCCATAGACTTGCCGTGCTTGCCTTTTGAGAAGTCCTCAGGGAAGCGCTGGTTCTCACGGAAATACTCATACACCTCTGACGTATAGACCGAGTTCTCCATAACCGGAGTGTTCTGGCTTGTTACCGAGAGGGCTGCCAGAAAAGCAAAACGGGCATCAGCATCAGTCGCTATCTCAGGGTACAACTGAGACGCCACCTCAATGGCTTCCGTAACTTTCTCGCTGTACCAAGTCGCCGCGTTGCCTGTCTCTTCAAGAGCGGCAATAGCCTCAGCAGCGAACACATCAGAAAGCAGTCCGTCCTTGCTTGTGTCCGATTCGATAGCCACCGGCTTGCCGCTCAAAACCTTTCTCGACCTTTCCTGCAACAGTCGGGCAACGTACCCAGTGCTGCTTCCAGTTCGGGGCAGGAGATTGTCATTGTACAGGAGGTCGAGGACAGACAGACGACGCGCCTTACCTCGTGGAGGTAGCGCTTTACCCGCTACTTCTGCGTTATCATGTTTTGAGTCACGCGAAGAAAAGACCGGGTCTTTTGGATCAATAGGCTTTCTTGCCAAAGAATACTTGCCGTCTATAGCTGCTTTTTGTCGATCTAGAGCCTTCTTCTGCTCTTTGTTTAAGCGCAGCCTTTGCTTCACTGCGGCGGGGAGATCGGTAGCCCTGAAGCGGCGAACAATATTCCCTTCTCGCACAGTCTCGACGCCCATAATTTTTTGCGCCAGACCATCCAACTGTGCGGGGTATAGAGAATACTTCCCCTCATACGCATCTATTGGCGCATCTGGCACATCCATGCCTTCGGCAGCAGCAGCCGCCTCTGCCTGTCTTGCGGCTTCTCTGTTAGCAGGAGCAACGGGAGCAGACCGTGCACCAATCGGTGCGCGTAGATTATTAAAGATTTGCTCGGCAGATGTTATTTCAGCGTTGCTTAGGCCGGAACCAATGCTGCGGAAGAAGCGCACAATGCGGTCGAATATGCTCTTAGGCTTGCCGGTGACCTTGAGTTGACCAGCAGCCCAGTAACGGAAAGCATCGGCAACCGCCTCTTCTTCAAGCTCTTCTTTAGAGAGTTGGCGTCCGACATTCTTTTCCGTATAGTTCTCTACGATCTCTTGATAAATCGTTTTCTTCGAGCCTTTTATACGGGCGTTCTTTGAGTACTTAACGAGTGATGCCATATCAGCTTCGTTGATAACGCCTAGCGCTTTTAGAGCGTGCACCACTTCGTGATTGAAGACATCTCTGAGGTTATTTTTAACTTGTGCGTCAGTTGCTGCGCCCTCTTGAGCCGTGTCCAAAGCTAGTTGAATAATTACCTTACCGCTGTCAGCGTCAGCGAGTAGCTGGCCCTCTGCCCTTGTCCCCGCCCCAGTCGTTACTGAATCAACAATCTCAACGCCGATCTTGCTGGCATCCAGTTTTGCCGCCCTACCAGCGGGACTAGCAGCAAACCTGTTAAGCTCATCAGTGAGGGATTGCTGTATCTCCTCGCGTCTGGATAGGGCCTCGGGCGTGGGCGTGGTCTCTCCAAGACGTTCTTGGAATTCCCTGCTACGTTCAGGGATAGAGCGCGTATCACCCTCTTCCCGCGTGGTTTCTACGATAATGCCGGGGCCAAGGGTCTCACGGGCTGGCATTTCTGGCTGCGCTTGCTCTTCCCTTGCGCGGGCCTCTGCCTCTACCTGTTCGCCTCTCTCTAGAGGTGTACGGGGTCTATTAAGTCTCTCTTCGTAGAACTGCCTACTGACCCACCTATTCTTTTTTGTGGGATGCGGCACAAGATCGCCACGATCCAAGCCAGCCTGTATCAGGGATTGCGTGGGAGCACCGCGTTTCATATCGATGTTCTTGGAAACCTCAGACTTTAGAACACCTTCCTCGCCCTTGCGTTTAGCAAGAGATATGGTTGCGCTGTACTGAGGGCCTGTAAATTCGGGTGTTTGGATAACAGGCAGTGCCTGTGCGGTTTCACCGGGTATCGCTGGCAGCCCCTCGATAGCGTCGATCATGTAGCCAAGCTGAGTAGGCGACATTCTCTCTATGTTTGCGGAGCCAGTATTTCTGCGGGCAAAGCGCTCAAAGCCAGCGTCTTCAACCAAAATGTTTTTAGACGCGGCAGCAGAACGCACATCTTCGACGGTGGCCGCTTCGGAGGAGGGTAACAGACCGTCGATTACCTCCTGAGAGACATTGTTATCACTGAGTTCCTCAAGGGTTACTGTGTCTTGAGCGCCAAGTGTACTGCGCCCAGTCTGGGTCCTCTTAACATTTATCGCTTGGGCTGCGTCCCCCGGAATAGAGGAGAAATCAATAGAAGGCGAGGATAGGGTTGCTCTCGCCGCTTCCAGTGTTGCGCCCGTTTCCTCAAGTTTGGCCCGCTTTACAGCCTCTGTAGCCTGTCTCTGTGTTTCGACTTCATCCTGAACAGCCATCATCTCGTTAACGGACACATTCAGCCGGTCACGAAATTCAGCCGCCTGTTCCGTAGAAGAGAAATTGGGGGAAACCCGGACACCCTGTTTAGAAACAACAAATATACCATCAGAGCTAGATGCGACCTCGTAAGAGGCTGGTGTTCCAACATCGTCAGTTACGACGACCTTCCCTTTATTAAAAGAAAGAGGCAGGTCAGAAGAGAAATTAGAAACAACGCCATCAACAAGACTTCCAATATCAACATCTGGATCGACAATCGGGACCCCTTCGTTGGAGAAATCAGGAAGAAGAGGGGTTTCTTCGGGCGCAGGAAGCGCAAGAGGCTCAGTATCTTCGTTGAAAACGGCAGCAGCATCGGCTGCAAGCTCATCTTCAGTTTTAGGTGGCGGCGGAGCATCATCCTCTACGCGGCCTTGAAATATACTTGTTCCTCCTCTGACTGTGCCACCGACGAGACCAGCGGCAACCGCGACCTCAAAATACTCATCCATAGCCTCATCGCTAGTAAGGTCCTGCCCAGCTTGAAGGCGCTGAAGAACTTGCTGCCCAATTTCAGTTGGAACTTCAGTCACTACGCCAGCGGTTCCCCCCTTTATGCCTCTTGTAAAGAGACCACCCTGCCTGATGGCCTTCGGAGTTAGTCCGCCAATAAGGAATCGGTCTGCTATATAATCAAGAAGGGCTTGGGGACCCGCTGCTAAAATAGCTGCGCTCTCGCTTACTTCCACGCGGTTACCCTTAGCAATCTCCTGCTTCTGAGCTTCTCGGTTTGATCCGTAGAAAAACGGAAGGTTGGCCGCTATACCGCCGACAACGCTGCCAATAAGTGCTCCGGGAATAGCGCCAACGCCGCCAAACGCAGCGCCGATCCCTCCGCCGACCTTGCCGCCAAGATAGGCACCGCCAAGAGTGCTACCAAGCTGCGGAACCTGAGCGCCCAAAGTCGCCGATATATAGCTAAGGAGGCCCTTCTCCTTAATATCTTTAGTCTGCAAAGCACCAGCAGAGGTTTCCTCTAACTGTTTTTTCTGAGCAGCAACAACATCAGCGCCATATTGCTCAACACCCGGAAGGTCAAAAACACCACCAAAGCCCTCTATGGCAGAGCCATAACCTTCCTGTAGAACATCAACGCCGCGCCCTATACCAGTAAGGAAGTAGTTGCCCTCAAACTCTTCAGACTGAGCAGCCGTTGGCTGTCCTGCGGGCTGGGCTGGCTGTACGGAGGCAAAGTCTTCGGCGGTAGCGAGGCCATTTTTGATCGCAATTTCCCGAAGACTATCCTGAGTCATGCCGTCAGGGACGCCGCTAATAACACGCCCGTTTGGAAGCGTTACATCCATAAATTAGAACCTATCTAGCTAGACTGCTAAACGGAACCGTTCCAGTTCCACTAGCGCCACGACCCATGCCTGATCTTGGGTCTTGGAGGATTCGACGCCTAACGTCGTCATTGGACGGAAGTTTATCAACGCCGATAGACCTAATGACTTTTGCAATGTCTTGAGGCGAAGTGTTTACTGTATCAACTCTATCGTTTGGGTTTTTTGCATTATATTGACTTATGAGTTTACGAATGCCTTCTTTTCCCTTGGTAAAAAAGTCATCTACCATACCATCTAGTTTTATTTCATAATTACTCTGACCAAAGTTTGTTGCCTTGGGTTTAACGAGCGCCATAGCCGCACCTATCGCTTCAAATTCAGAAGCGCCGGGGTTGTCCTTCTTGAAGGCATTATAGGCTCTGTCAAATAAATCCTTTTCTGCCTGAGTCTTAAACGTCCCTATTCTAAGCTGGACGGCTCTATTCTTCGCAGCGTCCTCTAGTTTTGCCTGATCCGCTGCTGCCGTTCTAAGGGACTGTTGTTCTCTGGTCGCAAGCGAGAGGAGTTGAGCTTCGCGTTCTCTTTGTCCCTTCATCGCCGCTTCACGAGCGCCAAGCATTGCGTTTCTAGCTTTCATCTCTGACTCTTGCTGCTTTGCCTCCAGAGTCTTGATGTTGACATCCAAATCAACCATCTCGCCCATAATCTTGAGACCTTGGTTTTTGACCTTTTCATCACCAGCAGTGTAACCAATCATAGCATTGGTCATCGCAACAAGAATTGGCTGGTTACCCTTTATTACGGCAGCGGCGGCAGTCATAAACGGAAGCGGGCTTTTCTCAAGAGAATCCAAACGATTTTGATAACGGTCTTTCATGTCCTTCATGCTTTGAGGGACAGGCTCATTGGCCTCAACCTTTTTAAGTTGAGTGGTGTACGCTTCAATTATAGGCTTGAACTGTTCGTTCGGGTCCGAAATAAGATCGCCGTATTTTTCCCCAATGCTGCTCAACGTGTCAACTTCGCCTATTTTCGTAGCTTCGAGATTTACATTGGGAGCGGTATCATCAGATTTAGTGGCATCGGGAACCACGGGGGAAACCACAGGAGGAACCACGGGAGGAACCACGGGAGGAACCACGGGAGTCTTCTCTCCCGGTACAGCAGACGTATCTCCCTTCACTGTCGCAGGGTCAATAGGACTGCTTAATTTTTTTACGACTGGCCCTTCACTCACGGGAGGCTTCGCGGGAGGCTTCACGGGAGGAGCCGCTTGGGCTGATCCACTAGGAGGACTAGGTGGCGCAGGAGGTTGAAGAACATTCCTAAGTTGAGCCATACTCGTTTCAAACGCATCTTGTTCTGCTCTGATGCGCGGAACTTCAGATTCAGGAGCGAAGTAACTTCTAATACCGGTCCCAAACGGCAGACTATCGGGGTTTTTTCTTTGAGCGCGTTCAAGGGTTGTTCTTATGGCATCGCGGCGAACTCTAGGAATGCCAGCGGCGCGTTCATATGCCGAGGGATCGGCGTAGCGTTCGCCAGAATCCATAATTAATTGTTGAGATTGAGGATCAAGACGCGAAAATTGCTGGTCACTAAGACCAAAGGTTTCTAAATCTCTCTGTAGAACTGGGTCATACCCCATACCGGGTTGACTGCCAAAACCGTTCTCAGCGAATACAGTAGGCTTGTCACCTGAAGAGCCTCCCATAGACTTTAAGAGTTGAGAGACATAAGCAAGACCGTCTTCTTCCTTAGGCATTCTTGACGCGAGAGAACGTGCAGGGGCCGTGAAGCCCTTACCACTCATTGGCATTGTACTCGACTGAACCTGAAACGGTGGCAATGTCTCCATGCCGCCATAAGCCCGCTCTTCGGTTTTTGCTAAAGCGGAGGCAAGGCCAAGGAGTGCAGGTATTTGACTCGCTGGGGCTGCGCCTTTCCTGCCAGCTTTCTCAAAACCAGCCTGTCTGGCTTGATTATATAGACGCGGAGTTCCTTTGGCCTGACGAGCACGAGCCGCAGCAGCAATTATTTCTTGATTGATCTCTGACGCTTGACCCGGATACTTCCCCCGTAATCCAGTCTGAGCCATTACCGTGGGCAACGGTTGAGTGGGGCCAGCCATTTGTTGAGCCATAATACCTTGGGGGTCAGGCCGAGGCTGGGGTGCCGGGTTAGCCGCAACTGCTGACATCGGGGACTGTGGCATAGCCTGTTGCGCTAAACGCGCAGCGACCGACTCCGCGTCCTGAGAAGACTGCTGTGCCGCCTGACGAGCCATTACATCGCGCTCCATCTCCTCAACTTCTTTGAGGCGGGCTGCGACCAAGAACAGTGGGAAATTACCAGATGGGTTCTTCAATTCCTCTTTAAGAGAATCCCGTGGCATTTTTTTAATCAAATCATCTTTTTCAATGATCGACATATTTGTGACGGCCATGATTATATCCTACCCAAAAACACTTCTTGCCAAACCAAGACCACCAAGGCCAAAGCCTAAAAGCTGCTGCGCGTTACTAGGCTGTGCTTGGAACTGTGCGGTCTCGCTAACTGGACTAACAGGGACACCACGCAAAATACCGCTTTGGAAGGCAAGCTGTTGACGGGGAAAATCTCGTTGAGAGATAAAATCGGAAACTCCGATATCAAGCTGTTGCTGATCCAAGGCCTGACGTTGCTCACCAATTTGGCGAAGAACATCAGCTTGACGAAGACCAAGACCAAGCTCTCCCTCTCCAAGAGCAGCGACCTGACGCGCAGCATCGAGACCAATCTGCTCACCGGCCAGCCCAAGACGGCCAGCTTGTTGCCCAGCCTCTTCTCTCAAAGCCGCTGCTCGGAGGCCAGCGGTCTGATCTGCCGTAAATGCTCTCTGGCCTTGATCAAACGCCTGTGCTCTTTGCGTAGCTTCCATATCAGAAAGCCTGTCTTCAAACCTTGAGCGGGCAAGCTGATTAGCAAGGCCCTCACGAGAGCCGCCGAAAGCACCTGCTCTAACTGCCGCGTCTGAAACTCTCTGACCCTGATCCTCTTCAAACTGACGACGAGCGCGGGCCTGTTGTACGTCGATGACGTTCTCAACAAAAGGATTCATGTAGCTTTGAGCTACACCAGCATCGGTAAACCTTCCCGCGTCAATGGCTCCGGGAGTGTAGCCCGGTTGAAAATCCAATGCTTCCTGATAACGACCTCTAGCCGCGCCGAATTCTTCAGGCGTACCTGCCCCCGCTATAGCCTCTGCCTGCTGAAAGGATTGCTCTTGCAAGGGGTCAAAGCCAGCCAGTCGCTGCTGTTCGATTGGAATATAATCTTCTTGCGAAATAGCCTCGCCACGCTGCATCAAGCGCGTGAAAAAGGGTTCAGCGTATTCGGGCAGATTACTGGTCGTAGTGGTGACATTCTGCGGCTGTGCTGGCGGCGGTGCGCCGCCTCCTCCTTTACCCATCTACTTTCTCCTCAAACATTTTCTCGAACACCACATACTCAGGCGTCCAACCATATGGTCCGAGAACTTTTTCAAAGCCATTGCGGCCAGTCATTTCAAGACCATCACAGCTATTGTCTTTTGCCCAATTCTCTAATGTGTTTAACATGGGATCACGCCATCTCATTATTTTTGTGCCGCCTAAAAACTGACCGGCTAATACTTTCTTCTTCGGGTAGCTAACAAACCTCGTTGTCAAAGCCGCAATAATCTTACTTTTCTCGTCAAACACTACCCACAAATGCTGCTCAAAATTAACAATTTCTGCCAAAATATCCTTCATGTCGTATCTACCGTGAGCAGAGCCTATAGACTTGCCTAGTATAGGCTCAACCTCTGACCAAACACGGCTGACATAATTAGGGTCAACCAGAGAAACCTCAAGATCAGCCATAAGCCATCCGAAGCTGATCCTCCTCAGCACTTCTTACCATTGCGCCATTTTTCGGCGTAGGCGGCAGACCCGCTGCCATAGCCCGTCGCGTAAGGCTTTCCGCAGGTTCCACATACTCATTCTCACCAATACGCAGATTGGCACTTTCTTCGCCGGTTTCCGGGTCAACAATCATCCCAGCGATAACGTCCTCGCCTTGGATAGCCCCATCCTTTACAGAACTTTGACCATCAGCGGGCTTTATAACGCCGCCCTCTTCACGAGGAGTATTCACTGCATCAACAAGAGCTTGATATGCCTCGAAACCAAAGGTCTCAATAAATTCTGACACCGCATCTTGAGCGGCCTCATCTTCAAGGACACCCTGAACAGCAAGCATCGCATTATCGTAGACAATGCGCTCTTCTGGACTTTGAGGCTCTGAATCTTGGGCTGGCACGGACATACGCTCGTCTAGGTTATTTTTAACCTCTTCGGAGGCTACATCCATTAAACCTGCCATCACCTGCTCTTCAGGAACCCCACCATTAGCCATTCTCGTCATCGGAAGCACTGCCCTCGCCGCTGCGTTAGGGCTGTACATTGCGGGTCTCGGAGCCATCATTTGAGGCTGAGGTGTCGCATTAGATGCAATTTCCTGTGCGCTCTGCATAACAGCATTTCTAGCAGGATTACTCATAACGCCACCCATTGACGGGTCTAGCTCACCACGCTTCCCATCCTGTGCGAAGTAGCTAAAGGCAGGGTCAAATCCGGGGCGGTAGTCAGCACCGGGGGTTAAGCGTGTGCGACTGAGAGGAGCCATAGGCTCAGTGTTATATCTGCGCCTAGAACCACTAAAACCAGCGTAGTTGTAAGGCTCTTCATCAAAGAGACCTGCACCGGCAGCCGTAGCACCAAGGCCACCCAAACCTTTTGTGGCTGCGTCAAGATAACTAACACCACCGGGCTGCCCTATTTGGGATATCCCCTCACCAAACAATTCTAGTTTACTGGGGCCGGTAGCAGCGGAATCGAAAGCCGTGGTAAAAGGTGCGTTTCCGAAAGCAGCATCCTTGTAAGCGCTCGAAAAAGCAGCATTTTGAGCCGCACCTGTTGCCCCGCTACCTAGACCAAAAGCCGCCTCATTTCCTGCCTGTATCGCCGAAATGTCACCAGTAAAACCACGTGCCGGGAAGTTTGTAGAGGGAAACCCTCCGGTACCAGTAAAGTTAATGGGGCCGGACGGGGCCGGGGGTGTGATTGGGGAAACAGCCTGAGGGGTAAAGCCCTTAGCTGCTGCCGCTCTTTCGTAAATGCTAGGGGCATTGATGATAGAAGCGTCAGAGACAGGCATTCCACCAGCAATAAGGTCAGGCGCATTTGGAAGGTTAGCTGTAGAGGAGGCAGCATTCATGGCGGGCTGACTAGCCAAAAGACTTCCGCCCGGATCAGCCCCAGCCGCCGCCACACTGGGATCAGCGACACCACTAGCGCCAACGCCTTCAAACAAGCTGCCTAAGGCGTAAGAGCCAAGACCAGCAAGGATACCCTTACCAATGTCGCCCGTGGTAATAGCCGTTGTCGCCCCGGTACCCAAGGCAACTGCCCAAGTCGGAAGACCAAATGCAGCGCCAGCGACACCAATAACAGTCGGAAGGATGTCCTTAAAGTTGAACATCTCAGGCAAGCCCGTTTCCGGGTTGATGGTTGCGCCGTTCTCAACTAAGCCGCCAAGACCGCCGATGGCTGTCATAGCGTTAAATTCATCAGGATTCATGTGAACGAGCATACTGTCGCCGTTACGACCCTGCTGCTGTACGCGCTTGGCCTCACCCACAAGGCCGCCACCTTCCATTAAAACCGCATCTGGCGCTTTCTGCCCCTCAAAGTAATTGAACATCGGGTCCATTCCCGGCTCATAGCTTGATGGTGGCGTAATGGGGACGCGGGGGGTGGGGTTGTATTCTACTAATTCTTCGGGACCAAAAATTTGATCTGTCATTTGTTGTTGGACCGAGGGCATACTCAAAAGAGTTCCCCCGATGCCGCCTTGTTTTTCGGCAGCATCAAAAAAACTTTCAAGCCCAGCACGGGTGTACTCTGAGCCGTCAGGCGTGGTCCCCACCATTTTCTGAGAGGTGATGGTAATTGGCGGATTAGATGCTTGATCGACTTGAGGATATATGACAGCCATCAAAAAACTCCTAAGAAGTACTTACCGTTACCGAGCCAACAGCACCCGCCAAGGCGGAAGTAAAATTGTCTTCAGACCGGGCGACTTTCAAAAAGCCGTCCTCATCAACATAAACATCACCGACCCTAAGGTCTGCAACTTCAGTCGGCAGAGATGTCAATATAAGCGTTGACCCCCTAATGTTACCTGTTTCTTGCTCCCTTTGAAAGAAAATCTCTAAGGTTCTAACCAAAGAGTTCATGTATTCAGTGGAATACCCAGACGTAGGTGTAGGCAGGGTAAACGATTGTATCTGACTCCTTTGAACAGAAGACGCCACTATCTTCTCCCATCAGGTCGAATATCTATGCGCGGAGCACCCAAGCGCCAAAACACGCCCTCTTCGGTTGACTGCACTTTAACCGACATCTCTCTGCCTCTGAGTCTTATAAATGCCTGTTCTGTAAACTGCTCTACATCAACAGTCTGACTAGCGGTTACCGTAGATGACGACGATGTGCCGAAAGATTGGCCGGGAAAATTACGCGGGAGAAAAGAAAAGGTTGCGGCAGGGGCCGAAGCAGACGATCCGTTAAAGCTCAAATCGGGAATTACTCTAGAGGCAAACTGAAGCCTATCCCCGTCTCCAATTTCAAAATCAGAACTTTCTATAAAAGCTGTTATGGGTGCTGGAGGATTCTGACTCCCATCATCAAATCCATTATCGTGCGAGTACAAGAATCCATCAGAGCTTGCGGCATTCGGAAACTCTCGCTGGCTTCGATCTATCCAAGCTGTTCTTTCAAGAGAACCTGTATACCAAGCCTTTTCAACAAAATTGTATATGACGTACTTATCAATTTCTGTCGCGTCACTCGAAACGTAGAACCATATAACTTCCCCAAACTCGTAATTGCTGCCCGCAAAGAACTTATTGCGTTGACCGAAATTCATGTTTTGGAAAACAAAATTGCGTACAGAGCACGGTATTGACGTTACACGACCATCGTATGCATAGAAATTATTTGTACCCATCCAAAACGCCGTATCCCCGACTGCCACATGGGCATTTGGGCCTATAATTGTGACATTTTGAGAAAGAAGGGTTTGACCAAAAATAAAGGGTGAGCCTACAAATCTTAGAGAATGAAGGCTTCTGTCTGTCCAAACGAGTATTTCTTGTCTGTTCTCAAGCGCAGTAATAATCTCTGAGCCATTATTGATTCTAAGATCACCGGCTGTATTTGTCGTCGAGGGGGTCCACTGAGTTAAGGACTCCTGATCGCCCCAACGTATTAAAAGAGGATCAAATCCTCCACTCGATAGATCGGTGGTGCCAAGGGCAACAACATGCCTGTCATTGTCTGAAACAAGGATAACACGCGCTGCTGTAGGGCAACCGGAGGAACCGGAAAGACTAGAAAGCTCCACTGCCCTGTTACCGAAACCCGAGCTTGCGTCCCAGTAATAAATACCGCCACCGTAAATGTTGGCTAACAAATCTTCACCAAAGTTGTCCTGACGCCATAGACGAACGGTTATAGTCTCGGTTGTGCCTGTCTCCACCGGCACCCCCGAACCCCAACCAACAAACTCGTTTGATTCGACAACTGTTGCACCGGAATCGTGAGCAACATTATCAGTGCCAAGCTGACCGCGCACAGCACTTGTCAGGTCATTAGTCGAGACGCCAGTGTATGTAATAATCTCGTTGTCAATCACGATGGTTCCGACATAAGTAACCGAAGCGCTTGAAGAATGCGCTGCCTCCGTTGTCCCGTTAAAACCACGAGTTAAAGAAGAAATTTTATTGTTAGTGGTATCTACGTTCTCGTACTTAATCTGCTCAGTACCAATCTTTACTATACCAATCCAAGGAAGGCCGGAGACCGACGCAACACTCATTTCCCCGTCACCGATTTGCAAGATCGCTGATAGCGTTGTCGAAGCCGTGTCAAAGCCCGTAGCGCTTGTCAGAGGAATAGTTGTGGCTGAATCGTTAATACCACCAGAGAGCGTTGTTGTTGTTTTACCAGAAACAGTACCGCCAAAAAGACCTGCGCCCCAACCAAGACCTCCTGAATCACTCGTCGCCGCGCCAACCGTAATTTCGTAAGAAGCTAAAACAGACGAGCCACCCCCAGCCGTAGAGCCAGAAGACGACGAACCGGTTGTCACTATGTAATAATTGTTTGAGTCAATTATTTGCGTAATGACATGAGCAGTATTTATTTGAGCAGCCGTAATTCCATCAAAAGTGGCAGCCGCAGCAAAAATTACAGTGTCTCCTACCGCAGCGCCATGCCCAGTATGAGTAACATTCAAAGTTCCTGTGCCAGAAGTTAAGGTCTGGAATGGGTTAGAGCCAAGGGTGAAATTTGATATTCTCAAAGGCGTCACATTATGTATTCCGCCACCCTCTTCAAGTATTAACTTTTTCGAGGTTCCTATACCCATTAAGTCTTGGCCGCTAAGAGTTGACCAGTTAAACAGAGAGCGACAAACCCCAGAAAATGCTGTCGAGTTAATTTTAACCCAACCACCCATTTTTTGAGGTAGTCCATTTACAAATCTAACTTTATCACAGTCAAACCAACTGCCCTCACCAGCGTATCGGGTAAGGTCTTTATTTATTCCGGGCTTGAAGGTCAATTTCTGTAGCATCTAGCACCTAAAAATGTTTCACGTGAAACATCACTTCTTTGCTTGAGTGAAACTAGTGGCACCAAAATATACCGCGACTAATCCAGATAGCCCATAAAAGATTGGACCTATTGGAGCATTACTATACGACGATGGATTTATTAGGACAAAACCTACAGTAACACCCATTAACGCAAGCGCAGCCCAACACATAAGTCGGCGATTAATCTGGTATGCTTCCTTATCTGGAATGTTGTCTACTTTCTCGTCAGCCATTTTATTTTCCTTTTAATAACGGATTGTCCAACGCCCTCTGAAGCGTCTTGTTTAATCGATCTTCTAAGGCGTCGAGTTTAGCATCAACGCTGTTGATTTTGCCGTCAAATCTATCGGAAGCAGAGGATGTTATATCGCGCAGGGTCTTCTCTGCTTGCCTCATTGCCGAGCGTGTATCAGCGTCAGCATCGCGAGAACGTCTGTCTACAGCACTAATAGCCCCGTACACTTTACTGCTATCGCTGCGCTGGTCTTCCCTTAAATCTCGGGCAATTTCTTGTATCTCGCTAACACGAAGCCGAACCGACGCCATCTCCTTTCTTACTGCTTCAACGGTTTCGTTTTGCACCGCTAACTCTTGTCGTATGCCTGAAAGATCAGGAGCCGAATAGCTGGCTATTTTTTTCTTCATGCTTTCGTAGTCTTTGTACACTTCAAACGCGCCATATAAGCCACCAACCAGCGTAGATAACGCAAGAAATACGGCCACCATCTTGCCGCCTTTAAACTTAACACCTGCAAATTCAACTTCAGCCATGTCAGCGTTTCCAATCAAGCTCTACGAGAGCGTTGTGCGACCCGTTTGATTTGCCGAACAAGGTGTAATTCTGCATCCTGTCTACCAAAGAAGGCCCATCAGGAACTTTTGCACCTGTAAAGAAACCGGGTGTATCAACCAATGCTAATGGTGCTGCAATCTTAGGTGATATCATACCCATAGCCACCATAGTGGTGGTTTGTGATGCTGCTGAGTATCTCTGCGACGGAGCTATCTTTGCAACCGCCTTTTCAGCCGCCGCTTTAACCTTTTCCTGTCGGCTCTTGGGCTTTGGAGGAGCTTGCGCCTCTCTAGTCTCTGCCGGGGGTTCTACCGAAGGCTCCGGTTCTGGTTCAGTCTCAGAGGGTCGAGGCTCTGGCTGCGCTTCTGCTGACTGTCCCTCTGGTTCCGGCTCCCGTTCAGAAGACTGCTGCGGTTGCTCGGGTTCCGGTTCCGGCTCAGGTTCCGGCTCTCGTGCGCGAGGCTGTTCTACAGGGGGAGGCGCTATATCCTGCTCTATTTGAGCTTCAATAGTCGCCTCTGCCCGTGATTCCTGTTGCTGCTGTTCCATAGGAGGTGGCGGCAGATCAATTTGAATGGGCGCTATCTCTGGAGGGGGAGGTGGCGCAGATGGAGCTTGCGGCGCAACGGCAACAGCGATTGGGGCCGCTGCTGGCGGTGGCGGCAAGTCAACTGGAGGAGGAGGCACGTTAATCTGAACCGGAGGCGCAGACGCTATTACATCGTTCTGCACAATCTGGTCTAAAATTTGCTGCTCTACTACCTGTTCATGCGTAAACGTAAGCGAAGGCTGCGAGAATTTAGGTCCGAAAAATCCAGAGTGAAACCCGGCATCCACGCCGAATAGCTCAAACTCCCCCGTAAGTATGCTGAAGCTGTTTTCTTGAACGGTATCCGTGAAATCAAATGTGCGAAGACCACTAAAATCTAATTCAACCTGACGCTCAAACTTCTCAACTACTGTATTTGTGACATCAAACAACGCTACCGTTAGGTTAAAAATATCGCGGCAATCGCCGCCCTGCGTGATGCTGGTACAAGTGGATAGCGTGGCGTTGCTAGGATGACTGTCCACGGTAACCGCGCTGTTGAGGGTAAAGCCTCTGCGAACCTCGTCCTCGGTCAATGGAACGTCAAACGTGCTCGTATAAGTGCCGCCACCCGCCGTAGCGTTACCTGTGCAAAACTCCCCGGCAGAACAGCCTCTTGCAGAACCATCAGATGTCGTTGACCCACTCGTCGTAAACGCGGACATATTAGGAAGGACATTGGTCGTCGTTACAGTTTCCGCCAACGCAGAAGACGACATAAGCAGAAATGCAATCAGCCAACGCATCAATCGCCTCCGTACCATTCTTCTTGGTCAGGAAAATTAACGTGCTCGGAATCTTGTTGAGGCTGCGAAGATGCCGTTTCCGCTTTTACCTGCAATCGCACAATAGAACCTTCCGGTGCCTGTTCTGGATTCTTGACCCACTCCTGTTTCGCCGCGTCCCCAATCTTGCCCATAAACGGGCAGGGTGTCCCAGCCATCCAAAGACCGTCAAATACTCGAACCTCTTGGCAAAGAATGCTAATGCCCGCGACTTTCAGCCCCATACCAAATACTGACCGCGCCAGCTTTATTCTCTCGCAGTTTAAGTCACGAGTCGTTGTGCCACCGGAAACGCCAAAAAGACCAGTTTGCAGAGCACCGCTGGTTCCGACCTGACAGATGTCGTTGTTGTTAACGACTATAGAAGGACTAGACGCTGTAGGTGGTGTTTTATCAACTACTGTTGAACTACTTACTGTGGCTGACGTTACTGTATCAGCCGCATAGGTTGGGAGACTGAACAGGAAATCCACAAAGACGACAACCAGTATAAAAGCTGCAATCAACCGGGCAGACATCTACATTTTCCACAGCATTCCAGCCATCATCAGGATGACGGCACCGGCTGCGCTAATCATAATAAGCTCCAGCCGTTTAATCCGCTCGATTGTCTCTTTCCACCTCTCCGCACACACTGCTTCGTGTGTGTTTAATTTGGCTTCAACATCCTTAACAGTTGCCATTAGCCAAGCTCCGGCCAATCATAAAGGATACCAGACTTATTTCCTTCTGAATCAAACGTAACAAACAGCGCCGCTACAGCATCAGTGTTTGCCGCACCGTCAATTGCGCTTTCCATTGCAGTTGCTTTGGTGCGAATCGCATCGCGATAGGTCTGGATGTTAGCTGGAACAGCGGTATTGTTATCAGCCTTACGAACGATGGCCCAATCTGTCTCAGCCAGAAGAGATGCCTGTTGCGCCTTTACTTCAGCCTTTAGCTGGGAGCGGACGCCCGGTTCCATAATCTGGTTGCCATCATCATCGTTTACCGCATTCCCGTCGCTATCCACCAAACCCACATCGGTCAGACTTTTCGCTGTCTTAGAGATCGTCACACCATCAGCCTGATAACCCCATGTGTAAAGGCGGCTATCCGGCGGCGTCTCCGGTGTTACCTCAGTTAAACCAGCAGCGGCTTTGTCACTGGGCGACCAGATGTGCCAGTTCTTAGGGTGCGTAATGCCGTTGTCATCGGTCCACGCTTTGTGTTCCTTAATAGTTCTGCCGGAGTATTTCCACATAACCTTATCCTATCTTGCTGTCGCTGGCGCTGCGCCGTCACCGCCAAACGGATGCTCTGCGAAGGCCATGAACACATATTTTTGACCACTACTATTCATGGCGCTGTTAGTCGTTCTCACTTTGAAACCGTTAGACAGATATGAAGCACGGCGCGATCCAGCAGCGTTATCTTCTTCTGCGTTGTTGGTGCTCATAACAAGAACTGCGTTCATGTCGTTGCCCGCTGTAGGGCTATTACCATTTGCGCCAGCCGCAGACCCAAAGTTTCCGCTACCTCGGGCTGTGTCCAAAATCGGCCAGCTTTCTGTTCCAGTGCTTTTTATCATAACCCAACGGGGTTTAAAGCCGGTATAAACAAAAGGCCCGTCTACATTTCCATTTCCTGTGTAGGAACCAAACTTTGAAAATCCAGCAACCGATGCCCAAAGGTACGCTATGTGCGATCCAACTTTGTTTACACCGTCGCTTGTTCCGATTGAGAAAACAGAACTTGTTGGCGCAGTGTCTTGCCAAATCGTAGAACTGCTTGCCTCACCGTTAGTCAGATTGAGAAAAAGGTTTTTTGTCCAGCCAATCGAATTGTGACCAACATTCCAACTTTCAGTATTTGAATAGTCTTTAATAACAATCCACTCTGGGGCAACTCCTAACGAATGCGAAATTGTGCGGTTGGTTTTGTTGCCCGTGTACTGGACAATATCAAAACCGGGGGTTGCTCCTTTTTTCCATTGCCACGCGACATAGGTTCTACCTGACCCGTTAAAGTTTACATCTGTCGTGTCTAGATCAAATCCGTTACTCTCAAACGTAAGCTGCGCGGTGCCATCTACATCTGCCGGATCAGCTTTATTGGAATAAATCCGTGAGGTTGTGCCTCGTACATCATCAAACCAGACTTTATTATCACCGTTAGATCGGGGTGCGAGAATGAGAAGGTCCGCTTCAAAATCTCCGGCGTTTGCGGCGTTTGTAATAGCTAGGCCGCTGCTGCCGTTGCCAGTGTAAAGTTGTGGATGAAAATACTCGGACCCATCTTTGATTGATGGTGTGGCAAGGTTGGCACTTGTCAACTCTTTAAAATCTGCCGTTGGTGTGCCGCTCAAGCCTTGGAAAGTTGCTGTAATAACTGTGCCAGAGCCATACGGCGCACAACCAAAGTGGAGCGAGTTTTGTCCCGTCAGGCCAACCGTATTACTTACGCCTGTGGCAGCGGGAAATATCTCCACGCCGTCATCAAATATCTTAATTGTGTCGGCACTACTATCATATTCAACACGCATTAAGCTGTTAGCTGCGC